ATGTAAGTGGCTTTGATCTAACAGGTGGGTCAGGTGGTAATAAAAAGGTTGGCACAACAAAGCAATTATCGGCAGGGTTAGAAAATATTGCAGAAAAGATGCGATTAATAGATCAACAATCGCTGCAACTGCAGGGCATTTTAAAGACAGGCATAAATGAAGGTCGTGGTGTATTGGCTGCAGGTAGTGAAAGAGATGCAAGAAATTACAACATTACAGTTCAAGCAATAAGCCCAACTGCAGAAGTCGGTAGGGCAGTAGTGCAATCAATTAAAGCCTTTGAGGATCGTGGCGGTAATACAAATGCATTTTTTAGAAAAGCGGTAGATGCATGAAGTTAAATGATATTTGCAGGTTACAAATACAAACAGGTGAACCAAACAGTTTTATATTAAATGAAACAGAATTAGATGATAATAACTTTGGCATAGCAGGGTTAGAAGATTTTATATTAGATGTAAATTCTGTGTTAGACCAAGATCAATTAGATGGTGGTTCATTTTTCTACACAGATATTTTAGGTGATACAGGAAATGTGCAAATTAATAGGGGCATGATCTTGGCAAATGGTGCAACCCCTTATGCGGTGGCAGGCACATTAACAGCACAGGTAAGACAGGCAGAATACGATCCCTTCTATACAAGACAGTTTAAATCAGGTGCTAATGCAAGATTTCAGGTTTTATATGATGGTGAATTTACAAATGTATTTCAAGGTAAGTTGCGAAATACAATTAGTGATTATGATGTAGATGATAGAACATTAGTAAACTTTGAAATAACTGATGCGATAGATGACTTAGATCAGGTCAAATTAAATGCAGTTGCCTTTCCTGCCCAAAACACAGGGGAAAGAATGCAAGCCTTAATGCAATCACAAAATTATGATATTGAATTTGTGCCTGATACATCTAGCCACACATATCAAATGGCTGCAGAAAATGTTACAAATACCTTACTGGAAGCATGTGAGGATATTAATAACCATGAATTAGGAACATTATTTGTAAATAAGCATAATCAGGTAGTTTTCCTAAATTATGGTCAGACAGGAAGCCCTGAAGTAGCAAACCCTATCTTTACTAATAAAGACATTGATGCAGATAACAAGATCAGCATGACAGATTTAGAGATGACAAGTGGTAAGGAAATATTTTTTAACAAGGTAACTGCAAAAACAAGTGATGATCCTGATACCTATGTATTAGATGCACATGTAAGCCAACAAAGACATGGTGAATATGATTTTACAAATACCGCATTAAGGTTTGATGTGGCAGGTGGTGCAGGCAGTGGTGAAGCAGTAGTAAATGAATATATGGATAGATTTTTAGAAAGATGGTCTGATATACCTGAAAAAATAAAATACACAGACCCACGAAGGTATGCAAAAACTGCATTTGTAATTAATAGGGCAAATGATTTGCGGTATCCAGTTATTGCAGAAGTAGGCGATCAGGTAACAGTAGATTTTGAAACAGATTATGTAAATTTGGAACAGGACAGCATGATTTTAAGCATAAACCATGACATAAATCCTGATAGATGGCTTTCCACATTTGCATTACTACCTGTTCCAAACAATTAGGAGAATATATGACAATAAATTACAAGGTGTTCGCAGCAGGTGACACACTTTCGGCAAATGATTTGTTAGATTACATAGAAAACCAAACTGTAGTTCAGGTAGATACTGAAGCAGAATTGGCTACCTTGTATGCAAATCACCCTGAAGTTAAAGTGGCATTTGCGGAAGACACAGATAAAATCTATGTGCTAAATGATGGCACATGGGATCCATTAGTAAGCGGATCAAGCCCAACACTGACAAATCTAACCTTAACAGGTGATTTAACAGTGCAGGGAACTACAACCACAATAGATAGCACAACTATTGCGGTAAAAGATAAATTTGTATTTGAAGGTGCAACAAATGATGCACATGAAACTACCCTGCAGGTAGCAGAACCTACGGCAGACAGAACAGTGACCATTCCTGATGCAACTACTACTTTAGTAGGCACAGATGCAACACAGACATTAACAAATAAAACAATTAGCGGTGCTGATAACACTTTGACAGTGCGATTAGATCAAAGTGATGTGACAGGCACATTAGCAAGCACTAAAGGTGGCACAGGGCTTTCGTCCTTTACAACTGGTGACATGATTTATTCAAGCAGTGGTAACACATTAAATAAATTAGGCATTGGTAGCAGTGGACAGGTCTTAACAGTCGCATCTGGAATTCCATCATGGGCTGCTGCTGCTGGTGGTTCAAGTTTTTCTGGTGCAAGATTAACTAAAAGCGTTGGACAAACACTTACAAATAATACTGACACAATGATAACTTGGGATGTTGAAACTTTTGATGTTGGTAATTATCACGACAATGTAACAAATAATACAAGAATTACAATACCAGCAGGTAAAGCAGGTTATTATCAAGTAAGTGCAATTTTAAGTTATGCTGCAGGTGGCACTGGTCAAAGAATAATTCAACTTGCAAAAAATGGGGCAACTTTTAGTTACAACTTAATCGTAGAAAATGGTTTGGGTGGCGGTGGTTATCAAACAGTAACTTTCGCAGATATTGTTTATGGTGCGGTTGGCGATTATTTTGAAATTGCAGGACTACATTCACAAGGTCACAATCTTAATATTATTGGAAACAATGGTGACCCTGGTGCTAGTTTTTTTGCAATGTCTTACATTGGGGCATGATATGGAACTATGGGAAAAAATTATTGAAAAGTATCCTGAAATTAAAGCAACAGATAATTTCAGGGATTTAGGTATTTGGTTGCGAGATGATGCAGATGGCGTTGGTGCTTATATTAAAAAATGGGAATATAGCAAACCAATACCTGATGGGCTAACACTCGGCAAACCTGAGTAGCACTATCCCTCAAAATTGTTCAATGAAACCTAGATTATGTGCAGCTGGCAAAGAAATGCGCAATGCGTTTGATACCTGGTTTCCGTCTAGGCGTACTGCCAGCGATGGGTGGCTGGGCGATAGTCGTCATGCCGCCAGAAAATCGGATCATAATCCAGACAAACATGGGTGGGTTAGAGCCATTGATGTTGATTCTCGCTTGGGTTCACCCGAAGGGATCAGTGCTTATGTGGCTGACCAAATCAGAATTGCTGGCAAAACCGATAAACGTATATCTTACGTCATCCATAACTCCCACATTGCAAGCAAATTGATGGGCTGGCGCTGGCGTTTGTATAAAGGCATAAATCCGCACACATCACACATACACATTAGCTTTACAAAGTTAGGCGACAATGATGGCAGGCCGTTTGACATACCACTACTGGGAGGCAAAATATGAAGATAAGCAAAAAGCAAAAAGCCGTACTTAAATCATACGCACGTGGCGTACTTGTATCTTTGCTAACGTTACTAGCAAGTAACGAGTTAGGGCTAGATCCTGCAATTTCTGTAATTGTAGCTGCATTTGCAGGACCTGCACTAAGAGCTTTAGACAAAACCGATGCAATCGGTGCTAATGACAAATGACATTGGCAGAGTGGGCTGGCTTTGGCGCTGGCGTTATAAGCGTGCTAACAGGCGGGTTAATAGGATTACGTTTTTTAGTTAAGGGCTGGCTTAATGAGTTGCGGCCAAATGGCGGCACGAGCATAAAAGATCAAATAACAAGGCTGGAAAAGCGTGTTGATGATCTGTTTGTTTTGTTGAGTAAGCGATAATTTTGGTATGGCTAACACACGTAAGCGCAAAAAACCTGTAAAACGTAGGGTGCGTAAAATGTCGGAGCCATTAAGTAAATTAGATCAGCATTATATTGCCCTGCACTCATGTTACAAAGCCGCTATTGCTGCAGGTTTTACAGCTGAACGTGCATTTTGGTTGCTTACAGACCAGCGCACACTGCCAGATTGGATTACTGGCAAAGACGGCATTATACCTGTGATTGATCCTTACGATGATGAGGATGACGATTAAGCGTTGGCTAGTAATCAGCGATTTACAAATTCCGCTGCACCATGGAGCAGCCGTCAAAAATGTCATCAAGTTGGCAAGGCGTGAAAGATTTGATGCAGTTTTATGCGTTGGTGATGAGATTGATTTTACCACTATCAGTAAATGGGCAGAGGGCACGCCGCTTGCATATAGTCAAACGTTGCATGCTGATCGCACTACTTGCCAAGATGTGTTATTTGCGCTTACCGAGCATAGCAAAGAAGCTCATGTTATCCGCAGCAATCATACTGATCGCTTATACAACACTCTACTACGCACACCAGGCCTAATAAATTTACCAGAGCTGCAATACCCTAGATTTATGGATTTTGCAGGACTAGGCATTACCTACCACAAAACAGCTTATGAGTTTTGGCCAGGCTGGGTACTAGCACATGGCGACGAGGGCAGCATGAGTCAACACGCAGGCATTACAGCCCTAAATTTAGCAAAAAAGTGGGGTAAGTCAGTTGTAGCAGGGCATAGTCATAGGCTGGGCATGAGTGCCTATTCTGAGGCCATAGGAGGCTATTACAGGCCTTTATATGGCATTGAGGTAGGTAACCTTATGGACAGACAAAAAGCCTCTTATATCCGCTACGGAGGGGCTAATTGGCAGATGGGCTTTGCTACAATACAAGCCATAGGTAAAACACTGACACCTACGTTAGTGCCTGTCAACAAGGATGGCAGCTTTTGCGCATTGGGCAGAGCTTATGGGTAACATCGTTACCAAATCGTTATACAACTAATCCACAAAATAATCCACAAAGTCACCGATTGGTGCAACACTGTGCCTGTACCGCAAAATATGCGGACAGTTAGGGCTACATGTACACAATAGATCTAGGTTATGCAGCAATATATGCAGGTTTGTTTGCATTGTTTTGTTGGTGGGTAGTTGCAGAGCTTAAAGATAAATTTTATGCCAGCGGCTATTGGAAGGGTCGTTATGACGGCTGGAATTTGCACAGGCGCATGATTAATAACAAAAACAAAACCGATGAAGTCTTTGATTATGACAAAGACAAGTAAATTATTTGATGATGTAACGCAGCTGATACATCAGCGAGGCACGCAATACGGGCATCCGATAAGTAACCATAAACGCATTGCAGAGTTGTGGACAGCGTATCTGGGTTTTCCAATACAACCTAACGAGGTTGCAATTTGCATGGCCTTAGTGAAAATAAGCCGACAAGCTGAGGATGCAGGCGTAACAGATAATTACAAGGATGCACTTGCATATATTGCTATTGCAAAAAGCATAACCGATGCAATGCAAGATGATGATGGTGTGTGGTCTGATGCCGTTTAATTTAGATGACTACGAAACAGTCGAAAGTCGGCTGGAAAAATTTTGGAAGGAGTACCCAGATGGAAGGGTTGAAACAAAGCTCGAGCAGGCCACAGACACTCGATACATTGTCAGTGCTAAATTATTTAAGACGGAAGCCGATGCGCAAGCATGTGCGACTGGTCTTGCTAGTGAAAGCATTAGTGATAGGGGTGTCAATTCAACGTCTGCATTGGAAAACGCAGAAACTAGCGCAATCGGCAGAGCGCTTGCAAACGCAGGTTATGCAGCTAAGAGCAAAAGGGCTAGCCGAGAGGAAATGACAAAGGTAACGCATTACTCACCGCCAGGTACTAGGGCTAGAGCTGTAGAGGATGCGTTGCGTGAAGGTTTTGCAAATGACAGAGAGCTAAAAACATTTAGTGTTGGTGAGGTTGCAAATGTAATACCATTTAAGCCAACACCTGTGCCATTGTGTGATGTTGGCAAACAATGTGCAACAGGCACAATGAAGCTAATGCAGGGCGTTAGCAAAACAACAAAAAAGCCTTATTACGGATTTGTTTGCAGCGCACCACGTGGCACAGATGAAAGCGCACAGTGCAAAGCTAAATGGGCAAAAATACTAGATAACGGCAGTTATTATTTTCCAGATGATGTAGAGGAGGGCAAAGGGGGTGAATAATGGGTTATTTAGAGGTGATTGACGGCAGTGGCTACCTTGCTAGGTTTGAGCGTAACAAGGTAACCATAGAGCCGACAACCGACAGGTGTATGAGCTGTAATGACGACAGACTAATACATGATGGTAAGTATTTAGTTTGCACGCAATGCCATTGTAGGCAGTAAGGATGTTACCACAATGTACACAAAATTTAAGTGTAACGGCTGTAATCGCAACACCGAGTTTTTGTGGCTTGACAAAATAGACACGCCAGAAGGTTTTAAGGCGTATCAATGTATGGATTGTGGTTGCGTTGGCGTAAAAAACGTGGTAGAGGCGTTGCACAATAGCGATAATAATGTTGTGCGGTGCAAGCAATGTGGCAGCTGGCAATTTGTAAACTATAATTGTTATACCTGCAAATTATTGGAGGCAAGTTATGCCTGAAATGACAGCTGAGGATTGGCAAAAACAAAACGAATTACGCAAACAATGGCTGCTTGATAATCCTAATGCTGAATATGAAGGTTGGATGTCTATATGAGAGATAGCGATGAGCAATACACGCCTAAATGGATCTTTGACGCATTGGGTGTTGAATTCGATTTAGATGTATGTGCACCAGAGGGGGGGGTGTATTACATTCCAGCCAAAAGGCACTATTCACTAGCCGATGACAGCCTAAATCAAACTTGGGAGGGGTTTGTATGGATGAATCCACCATTCAGTGAAGGCAAGATTTGGCACAACAAATTTATGGAACATGGCAATGGTATTTGCATAGCACCAATGTCCAAGTCATATTGGTTTTACGATGTTTGGAATAGGCAAGATTTAAGTATCCTTATGCCAACACCTAAGTTCAAATTTGTAAAACCGAATGGCAAACCGAACAAAATTTTCATGCCTGTAATACTTTATGCAATTGGCTTACGGGGTCGCCAAGCATTAGTTTGCAGTAATTTAGGCAAAGTGAGATGATGCTGACGCCACGCCGCAAAACACGCATAGAAAGGTAAAAACTTGACAACATGTGCTACCCTAAAAAAGCGTTCGATCTTAAATCGAAAAGCTGAGCCGCCAACGGCCAGGCTCGGAAGGCGCAGAGTTTGGGCGACCTCTTTGCTAATTGCATTTATCTTTTGCTTTTCAAAAGATTTTGCGCTTGCTGCAAATTATTACAAACAATACGCATTTATACAGCTAAACCATGATTTTACTGAGTTTTATTGCTTAGATGAGCTGTATTACAATGAGAGTCGGTGGAATCCTAAAGCACGTAATGGCTCACATCATGGCATACCACAGGGTAAGTCTAAGTGGCTGGCTACTGTTGATGGGTATAAGCAAATTGACTGGGGTATAAAATATAATTACGCACGTTATGGCAATATGTGTGCAGCTTTACAACATTGGAAGGACAAAGGTTGGCATTAAACAAACGACCAAAGCAAGCAGCATTAGGCACAACACGATGGAAGCGTTTACGCATTGCAACATTAGATCGTGATGGTTGGGTTTGTGCATTATGTGGGTTGCCTGCAACAACAGCGGATCACATTTACCCACGCTCTAAGGGTGGCGATATGTGGTCATTAGATAATTTGCAAAGCCTTTGCGCTAAGTGCAACAGCAGTAAGGGCAGCCGTTTTTTTATTAAAACAGCGACCCCCCCTGTCTTTCCTGCCGTATCTCTCCCCGATACAGTCCGAGCCATGCCAGCATCGCCATTTTCTAAGCCAGATTAGTCCGCATCGATGCAGATTGATGCCGAAGTAATACCAATCAAACGAGGGGTCGGGCTAATTGGCAGCATTGCGCCACGTATACATACACCCTTGCTTGCTGGCCGCACAAAATTACAAGATGTGTCAGATTTAGCTGAGCAAATAGGCATGCCGTTATTGCCCTGGCAAACCTGGGTGTTAAAAGATTTGCTAGCTGTAGATGACAAAGAGCAATGGCGTAAAAAAACAGCTTTACTATTAGTAGCACGTCAAAATGGCAAAACACACTTAGCACGCATGCTTATTTTGGCGCATTTGTTTTTATGGGGTAGCAAAA